GCCGGTCGTGTGGACCTTCATCGACTGCGACATGGCCAGTTCCTCAAAGCCGAGGATGCCTTCGCCCATCAGGCCCGACTTGAACTGACGGGAAATGGTGCTGACCGGGTTGAACAGACCCTTCATGCCTTCCACCAGACCGGCGTTCGCAGCCGGGTTGACGGTCAGATAACGGGGGTTGGCAACCGCTGCCGACTCGTTCATCTTCTGCTGAGCCTGGAGCAGGACCAGCGAGGTCGCCGGTGTGGTGCCCGGGGTGCCGACCGAGTGGAACATGCCACTATACGAGTTGGCGACGTCAGCGTCGATGCTGGCCGCAAGCTGGGAGATCCTGGGCTTGAGCACGCGGTCGGCAAAGTCGTCGAGGGACATCGTCAGCTCAGCGGTCGTGAAGTTCACGCCGATGTGCTTCTGGCTGTCCACGGTCAGAGTGACCTGCTGCTGGCTGACGTCCTGCACTTGCAGCGCAGCACCGTCAGTCACCAGCGAACGGTCCGGCAGGCGGATACGCAGGGTGGAGCCGATCTTGGCGCCTTCGACGGCAAAGCTGTCGTCATAAGCGCGGTTGACGTTGCGGGTGATTACGAGGTTGTTCTCGAGGAGTTCGAGAGACTTCCTCGTGATCATGTCGATTGTCAGCAAACTATTTGCCACGGCAAATACTCCTTATCAACGAAGTTTCTGTTTCGCTTCCCACGCCTTGATCTGGCGCAGGCGCTCCTGTTCGATCCACTGGCTCGTCGTCAGCGTTTTCAGCGAACGAGGGTCGGTGGTGTCGATAGCCGGAGCGCCGCTTGCCCTTGCGCTGACAGGCGCAATCGGGGGCGGGGCAGCAGTCGTTTTCTTTGTCGGGGGGTCAGAGACCAGTTTGGCCTCGATCTTCCCGATCTCGCGTGCTTGCTGGATAGGCGTCAGTTTAGAGATGCGGTCGGCTTCCTTGGGGTTAGACCCCAAGAAATACGCCACGTCAGGGCCGATTTCGCTCGCCTGAATCGCTTCTGCCATCGCGCCCGAGATTGGAAGCCGAGGGTTGTACGCGACTTGCTCGAAGTCATCGTACTTGTTTCGCGCTTCTTCTTCGCGTTCGTGATAGGCGTCAAGCAATTCCGCTTGCTGTCGCTGAAGATCCTGTTGGCGAAATAGCTCTTGCGCTTTCTTCGTTGCCAGTGCCTCGGCGTAAGCCTCGACGGACGGAAACTCATCAGCCGGAGGGATCTCAGCCGGTACGGTTGAGGTCACCTTCTGCTGCTGTTGCCGCTCCCACTTGCGCTGCTCCCGAGCAAGCCGTTTGGCCACGATAGCGTCAAGCTCTTCTTGCGTGAAGGTCTTGGCCGCCTCGGTTGCTTGTTCGACCGGCGAAACATCATCAGCAACAGGCGCTGCCGTCACGTCCTGTTCTGGCGCGGAGTCAACCGCTGGCACTTCCGCTACAACTTCGTCTTCCATCTACGACTCCAGAGAGTCCCGGGTTTACCGAACCCGTGCGGTTAGGCCGTGAGTGCTGCTACCTTGGCCTGGAAGGCTTTCACGCGAGCATCAAGCGCCTCGCGGTCTTGTTTGAGCTTGGCGTCCGCAGCGGTCAGGGTCTCCTGCCATTTGGTTAGATCGGACTCACGGACGGCAAGGCGGAAGTCACGAGCGTCAGCGTCCGCTGACCGCTTTGCCATGCCGGTCTCGAAATCTTTGACGCGGACGTCAAGAATCTTTTCGCGCTCGTCCAGCGTGCGCTTCTGTTCCTTGGCCTTGGCGGTGGTTTCCTTGGCCTCGGCCAGCATCGCAGCCGCTTCGGCTTTGGCATCAGCCAGCGCCTTCGCCGCTTGCTCTTTCAGTTCGACCGTCTGCTTGACGGCGTCGATGCTGCCCTGCCGGATGGCCAGTTCGTCGCGCAGCGTTGCGAGGCGGGCCAGGTCGTGCGGCAGTTGGTCGGTAAAATACTTGACGTAATCGACCGGCGCGGAATCGTTGGAGGTATTCGGCATGGCGACCTCAGACGTAATAGCTGATGTTGAGCTTGGCCCCGCCAACCTGCTCGATGAACTGAATGTTGGTCAGATCACCGTCGTACTGGAGCGTAACCCCTTTGGCCAGGGGCATCCCGACGCTAGCCGTCGGAGCGACGCCGTCGTCGCGCCACCGAACGTCCTGCGCTTCAGCCACGATCAGCGCCAGCGTTGGCTTGGCGTTCAGACCGTTCTTGTCCGTCGTCGGCACGGTCAGCTTGGTGGCGGAGCTGAGCGTGGTGATCTGCTGGTAGCCCAGACAGGACGTAATTGCTTTGACTGCTGTGCTCATGTCACATTCTCCAGCGTTCCGTCAGGGAACGAAGTGTAACGATTCTATCAGTAATTTTGACAGGAGTTTCGCCGCTCCATGTCAAGCCAACATTTTGCCCGGTCAGCGCATAGCTTCCGGCGTCTAGCCCAAGGCTGAACGCACCACCCTGCGACGGCTGCGATCCTGCCCACGGGACATCCCCCCACGCGCCCTGCGCCCATGTGTTCTGCGAACCCGTGAGAGGCGGGGGCGGCGGCGCGCCGCCTGAAAGAAGGATCAGGAGCATCGACAGGCGCTTAGGCGTGCAGGGTGAAGCCCGTCACCTCGTTGCCGGTAATCGCCGCGTTGTTCGTTGCGCCGCGCCCCCCTGTCACCGCGCAAGTAATTGCGGTGGAAAACGCAACCCCGCCATCGAGGGTGATCTGGACCGGGACGTTGGTAGGCAACGCCACGTCGAGCACTGCGTTGCTCGTGCCCAGCGTAGGTGTCACGACGTTGAAGACCTTGAAAAATCGCGTCGAGACGTCCGTGTTGAGCAGCACCAGACCGATCAAGCGACCGGCACTGCCCTTGATCGTCTGCACGGCGGGCGTCGTCGGGCTGTTGATGATGGTCGGCGTCGCGGCGCCAGTAGCGGTGGTGCGGTACTGGATGCCGACGTCGTTGGTCACGGAGGTGGTGGTGACGGGCGAGACCGACAACGGTGCGGCCGATCCCTGCGGGCGAATGCCCGCGAGGTATATCGGCACGTTCGCGATCGATTCGACCGAGACGAAACCGACCGTCCACGTCGTCGTGCTGGCCGGTGCCGTGGTGCCGTTCCACGCCCACATATACAGAAACAGATCTACGTCGTCATCTGGCAGGTTCACCACCCGGTGAGCCCGCATCGTGACGCTTGGGATCGCGGTGCTGGCGACCAGGGTGTCGGCGAAGTAGACGTTCCGCCCGTCCGCCGTCATCTGCATCATGTGGCCAGGCGATGCCGTCGTGCTGATGGTCGCGGTGGTGTCGCCGCTGTTCCAGCCGCGCCGCTGCGCATCCACGGCAGCGTTGGTGGCGGTGGTGGCGGTGTACAGCGTGCGGATATAGTTCCAGCCAAACAGATCCAGCGTGCAGCTGCCACTCGCAGGCCAGCCTGCCACCGTGAAGTTGATGGTGTTGGCGTCGGGGATGCTGGCGATGGCGTAACGCCCCGGCACACCCGCCACGCCGTTGATCGCTCCGACAAACATCGACTGCCCGACGTTTTCAGACGTGAACCCGTGCCCGGTCAGCGTCACGCTGATGCTGGTGGTCGAGTTGACGGTACACGACAGGCCCTCGCCGACTCGATCAGCCATCAGCACCGCGAAGTTATTGTTGGCGATGCGTTGGCTCAGGACAGTCTGATGCCGCTCGATGAACGAAACTCGAAACGATCTGGTGCTCCGCGCAAGGAATTCCGAGTTGGTTGTTGTGCCGGTCGTGACAAGCAGGGTGCTGTTGGCCTGCGTCACGCCCATCCCCGTGCCGAGGCTACGCTGCGTCATCTCGGTCGCGACCAGACTTGATGCCGTATTGGCAAACGACACGGACCAGATGTCGCACGGCGACTGACGCACCACGGCGCCCGCGTCGGTCGCGGTGGGGTTGCTTGCCCGCACCACCATGGGCGTAGTCGAGTCCGCCGCGCCGTCCGTGACCTTGATCCGCTGATACTGTACGCCCGCTACATCATCGGTCGCGATGACCTCGCCGGAGCCTGGGGTATAACCTACGTTGTCTGCCATTTATCACTCCGGCCAGTCAGAAATTAACAGTGCTTCAACCGCCTCGACTGTGGTGCAGTTGGCCACGTCGGCCTCCAGCAGGTTGCTGTGCGCTCGCACGGCCTTGATCCACGACCAGATGCTTTGCAACTGTTGCCACTCGGGGCTAGTAATCTCGCCCAGGCTCACCAGTTCGACGGCTCGGGCGGTGAGGTTGGCCTGCATCCATTCCGGGTAGCGGGCGAGGATTGTCTGGCGAGCAGCCGCCTTGATGGCGATGCGCTGCGCGGCTTGGGCTGCGGGGAGCGCGGCGGCGGCGATCTCGGCGTCGGTGGGGCGGGGTTCTGGGCAGTTCCACGCTGCGATGTAGGGACCGGCGCCGTTGTCTTGTAACAGGACGTCAACGTCCAGATCAATGCT